AAGCCCGTACCTCCAGCGCCACCGCCGCCACCGCCTCGACGTACCACGCCCTCTGCCCCTGACTTGCCTTTGCCACCACCACCGCCGCCACCTATGCACAAGGCTATGACCGTCTTGGCGTTCGCTGGCTTTGTCCAAGTGCCATTGGCTGTAAATTCTTGGTAATCAGAAATCGCGGCAACATTAGTGCCGACAACCAGAGAGAGCATTGACCTAACCTGAGTGGCTGTTAAGTCCTCAAGGTTGCCTGTTCCGGCTGTGTTCCGGCCTCTGATGGTTGCTGTGGCCACTTGTTCCTGCATGGCCTTGGTGACTTTGTTGGCACCAATAGTCAGGGTTGTTGCCCCTGTCACATCGCCTGTGTGCGTGGCATTCGTCACTTTGGCTGTGTTTAGTGCAACCGCTGCCGCGTCTGTATAGGATATTTTGGCATTGTTCGCTGTTATATCTGCTGCCTGTGTGGGCGTAATCCCGACCTTGGCATTGTTTGTGGTTATGTCTGAGGCTTGCGCTGGAGTGATACCAACCTTAGCAGTGTTGGCTGTGATCTCATTGGCCTGCGCGGTAGTGATGCCAACCTTGGCAGTGTTGGCAGCGACAGCAGCATCATTGCGGGTCAGCATTTCAGTGTCAGCGACGATCATCACCAGTACGTCACCGGCATTGAAGTCAACAGCAGATCCGCCGTTGCTTGAAGTGTTCACCGCGGTGCGGGTCAGTGTTGAACCGTTCCAAGTGCCAACACCTGTCTCATAGCCCGCATCTGTACCGTCATACTGGGCCTTATAGGCATAACTGCCATTGGCAAGCGTAGACATAGCCTCAGCTCGACCCCATGCGCTAAAGCTGCCAAAGGGCGCAGTGCCAGGGTTGTTGGTTATCCCCGCAACATTGTCAACGAAAGTGCCCGCCATTATTCTATGGTTATCCCATCATCGTCGGAATGAGTATCGATGCCGCCAGGTGTTGCTATTACCCTCTCCATGTACCCGTCCCTATTTCGGACAATTTCAAAGGTCACAGGGCTTTGCTGGACGGGCTTAGGGGGTTCAGGGAACTTGATAGCCTCTATTGCCATCACTACCGGACTCAAGTCTACCGGCGCTGGTGCCTTTAGCAGTGGCGTCAGACCCTTTATAAGCGCTGTGACAGCCCCTTTAATGTCGGCAGGCTTTGGTGCCTTTGCTGGCTCTAGCTGCTTACCAAGGGCATTAAGCGCGTCTAGGACAGGCTTTAGATCAATATCGACAGAAATAGGGGGCGTTTCCTGTATTTCTGGCTCGGAAACAGGTATTGCCTGCAGCGCCGCTATCCCTGCATTAAGGTCAGATAACTTGCCCATTAGATCGGCCCCCAAACATTAGCTGCGGTCAGTGCGGTAGTCGCAAGACCTGGCGAGCCTGTATTGTCGTAAACATAGTCGCCAAATTGTTGCGCGGTCTGCTCTACAGGTTGCTGGGCTACCCTTGCGCCCTGCTCCAGTGCTGGCCCTAGTCCTTGGTCAAGGTTGGCCGCAGTCGCTGCAAGCCCGTATATACCCGTAGTTGGTGCCTCAAGATCACTCCAGTCCAATTGCGACAGCACACCGGCAGCAGCAACGGCAAACGGGTTGTTTTCCACATACTTGCCAGCAAGGTCTTTTAGGTCTTGCTTGCGCTCCTGCCAAAAGGTCTTTTTCTGCGCCCTTGACTCCATGAATGCGCCAACAGCGCCTGTCAGTGCTGCGGTATAGGCAAGGGCTTCAGGGTTGGCGAAGCCGCGCTCTTTTCTCGCCATCTCAAGCTCAAAATTATTCTGGTCTACACCCCGCCCAACCCTTTGGCTAATTTGTGGCTCGATTTGGAAGTGTGCGCCCTTATCAGAGCGCCATATATAACGATTCCCGTCCTCATCAATTGTATGCCTTGTTGTGGGGCTGAGTGCTTCTCTAGGGGTTCCTGGATATTCGTCCATAACCTCCTTGGTCAGCCTCTGATAATCTTGGGATGATGGATTTTTTATAATCTCCAGCGACTCATCTCCATACCTACCTGGGACAATGACATTAAAAAAATCACCCTCTGACATCATGGATGCACCGCCGCCCCCCATCCTCACTATCTGGTCTGACTCAGGTACATCTAAAGTCTCATAGGGCGGCACTTCCCTGCGCTGCTTCCAGTCCATATCAAGGCGGGTTTGGACGTTGCGGGCTTCGGCCTCGCCGGCTAGTGCGCGGTAGGCATCACGAGGGTCTTTCTGTTGGATATTAACCATGGACATTTTTTCGTCCATGATGGCATCGTATTCGGATTTAATCGCGGCATACTCATCCTCAAAGCCTGCCTTTGGCTGACCGTATGAAACCGTTATCTCATCCATCCTGCGGGCTATCTTGCCCTGCTCATCACTGAGAAAATTCAGCCTGTTACTGTTTTTTACCTGCTCCGCATAGATAGCGTCAGGACTCCCGCCCTTAGCAAACCCCTCGCGCTGCTGAATAGCGTGTTGGGTTTCATGCAATGGAGTAGACCTGGGGTCCTTCATATCCCCTATTCTGCCTGCTGATACAGTAATCTGGTCAGTACGGGGATTGTATGAACCGGAAAGAGTATCATCCATAACGCCCGTTTTTAGCTTTGCGTTAGGTAATCCCTGCCCAAATGTATTGGTGGGGTAGGCGTCATATAGCTCAGGGTGGTCTAACGCGTCTTTAAGGAGAGTGTTTTTTAGTCGATGCTCCGCTTCCTCTTTGGCTGCAGTGCTAGCCCATTCAGGAGTGGCGGGGTGCGCCACCTTGTAACCCATCCTATCCAGCGACCTTCCATAGAAATCAAGATACCCTGGAGTGTCAAATGTGGCGGCACTATCATCCACCTCCATGCGCGGCAAACCATCCACGTTATCAAGGTCAACGCCGGTCTTTTGCCATATCTCCTTTCTCGGCACCCCTGCATCCTTCATTTTGACAGCTAAAGCATGGGCTACATGGTCGAAGGTCTTGGCAGCAGTGCCTATAAACGAGGCATCGGCCTCCTCGCTCTGGCCTGCCGCAGCTAGGCTACCAATGCCTGCAAGTGTCGCCGATAACTTACCCACCGAATGCACCCCCCTGGGCCTGCTCTACGAGCTTCATAATACCGGCCTCGGTAGCGGAGTTCTCAATGTCCTGCGCCTCAGCATCTGCCAAGTCCTTGGATGCCCTGGCCATAATGCCCTTAACATCAGCGCCAACCTTCTCAGCCTGCACCATGATCTCTATACGCTTGGTTTCAGCCTCAAACCGCTTGACCTCAAGCTCCTGCATTTTCTGCTGTATCTGCGCCTGTGATTCCTGCTGGGCTGTCTGCGCTTCGATAATGTCAGCCTGCGCCTTCGCCTCCTCGGCTTGTGCGGCCACCATCATGGGGTCTGGTGCCTGCTCTTGACCCTGCATTTGCTGCATTTGCTGCTGTTCTTCCTGTGACATCTCATCAGGAGGTATCAACCCAGCCATAAATAATTCACGCCGCTTGCGCTTGGCAACCTTGTCCATGCCAGGCGAGTCGATATTGCCCAGTAGAATATCCGCAGAGCCTGCGATGATTGAAGGGTCAAGTGCGCCTATCTCAGTCATTGCGGTAACGGTTTGAGACTGCCTGCTCTGGAACGATGGCCCTGAGCTACACGTTACGTCATAGACACCCTGCTCGAGCTCCGACAGCGTGACCTGCTCGCCGGTCTGCTGGTCTATGATGGTTTGCCCGATTGTCTGAGACTCGGCAGATCCGTCCTGCTGCAATATCCTAACTTGCCTGCCTGGGAGGTAAACCCTTGGGATTGCGCTAACCAGAATGCGCCCAGCCTGCCGCATGGCAACCTCACGCGCCATAATGAATTTATTGTTGCCATCATCGCCGCGGCTTTGCAGTGCTTCAATAGCCTTTCCTGACTGCATAAACCCTTGAGCATCGCCCATATTGGCGTTGTACATACCCGCCGACATTCCCACGATATTCTGCATGGCATCGGAGATAGTACGCAGACCAGGGTTGATCATTGCGCCTCCTGACTGAACCGGAGCCATAGGGTACTCAGCATCAGGGTTGAAAAACTGTACAGGGTCTGAATTGGTGTTCAGTGTCTTGAGCGTGTCCTCATGGCCCTCTGCCTGCGTCTCTGTCATCCAATACTTAGCACGAGGTGATAACGCCCCTTCCTCGACCTCTCTCGAGAGCGAGTAGTTAAAGACCCTCTGGGCGTCCTGTAGCTTCTCGACAGCGCCGTAGTAGACAATCTTGTTCTCCAGATAGTCAAAGTTAGCGTACATCGGCACCAGTGGTAGCCAGTTACGGAATACGGTCTTTTGGGCAGGCCCAAGCCAATCGTCATTATTGAACTTGCGGATATAGCACACCTTGGTCTTGCGTATGCGTGTATCCATGACGGTAAAGCCAAGCTGTGCCAGCTCATCCTGAACCGCCTTGAACGAGGCATTGTTTTCGTACACATTGCCGTTGCTCATCATTACCAACTCGCGGGGTTCTTCCTTGAGGTAGTACAGTGCCCCAACCTCAACGCTTTCCGGCTTGTGGTCGTAAGCCTCATCGCTGCGGTCACTTGATACGCTAGCACCCTCACTCTCATCCGGATACTCAGACCGATAAACGTCTACCGGCATTGCTACTGTCTTGAATGCAAAGGTAGCATCTGAGGCATCAGGCTCTGTGTGCGGCCCAAACCAGACTGAATCAATCCAGTTGGGTACGCCGCTAATCACCAGGTCTTGCTCGAAGCTGTCACCGTCCACATATTTCTGCTTGATCTCAAAGCCTGACAAGCCCTTTATCACCATTGACTTGCCAGTGCGGGCATAGACCTCATCAGCGTTTGATATGTCCTGAATATGCCGAACAAGACCCTCATAGGTATCAGCAACGTCCATAGAGGCGTCACCGCCACCTGGATGAACCTGAATCTCATAGTCTTGTTTGGTCATTGTGGCGACAATCTGGTCAATCACAGGGCCGGTCAGATCAAACGTGTACTTGGGCTTGCCATCGTTTTTGGTTAGCCAGTAAGGCTCCCATTGCCCATCACGCTTGGAAACGAATAGCGCGGCCTCTCTGGCCATTTCGCGGTTATCGTGGTCTGCCTCTTGGGCTTTGGCTAACTGCTCCAGCACCCAACTATGATCATCCATCGAGGGCGTCTTTTCTGTGTCTATGGTCTTGTTCTTCGGCTTCATTGCTGCCATCCATCAAATTTTATCTTAATTTTCTTGGGTTTCACCGTCACGGGGCGCTGCAGCATCATCGCAACATCAGCCCTGTTGGGGGAATCGACCTCAAATTTGGTTTTCATCTCTTGCTTGGTATACAGCTCGAAACGACCGGAGCCGTTGAACTTGCGGGGGATTGAGCATAGTTCGCTCTTTAGCTGGGCGAGCTCGCTAATATCAGAGCTAAAGCTGATTAATTCATCAGCATTGAATACGCTAGTCCCTTGGGTCACTGCCTTGTGCGTCCTGACCATCCTATCGCGCAGCATGTAATAGTATTGCGCTCGCTTGTTCCTGAATGCCTCTGCGTTAGTCTTTTGCTTCTGTGTGTCGCTGTCACGCTCATAGATTGCCTTGGGGTTATCCACACCCTCGGATCCTCTGAACATGCCGTACTCGACCTTCTTGCCCTCTAATGCCGCCGCCACATCACGCTTTAGCGCCAAGCCAAGGCCATCACCATCCCATGTGAACGAGTCACCCCTGTTTTCAATGCAGAAGTCTAGGGCTTGATCTGTTGCCGTGTTGACATCACCAGACTCGGTGCTTGCCAGCTCAAGAATGACTGAGCCTCTCTGATGTCCCCAGGCTTTAGCGTCACCACTGTCTGCGGGGTCATAGGCAACGCGGTCTTGCCCAAGCGCCTGAAATCCCAGCTTAATGTGAGCGTCGACACAGGAGTCGAATACCTCAGGTTCGATAATGGCGTTGGGTACGCTGTCATTGTATTTGCCACCCCAAATGCAGTCATACTCAGCCCTTGGTAAGTTTTCATAATCATCAGCCCGCTCCAACTCTAGCTCTGGCGGAAACCAAGGGTTGTCCTGGTAGTTAAGCTCCACGACGATCATCATATCGTCCTCGTACCAGCCCTGCTTGGCCAGCGATGGCGCTGCCCGCTTGAGGTACTTCTCTGCCACAGCGTCCTTTGAGCTGCCCCTGTTCATGGTTATCCATATCTCAGGGGGCTCGGTAATGTCTGACACGTTATCTGATGCGCTAGAGCGTACAGAGGGAGTAAGCACTCGGAGGGATTTCTTGCTGACCGATTCACCTTCCTCAATCCATAGCTTTTTAACACCGTGAATAGATTTCATGCTGGTGATGTTGCGAGCTAGACCCTTGTAGAATATCTCGCCGCCATTCACTCCCCTGATTTCCTTATCCATCACGGTAAAGCGGGGCTCGACGTTGAGCCGGTCAATGGCTGATTTCAGCGATTCATGGACAGAATCGTCGATAGAGGATTGGAATTCTCTTGTGCAGCAAATGCGCTCGCCAGCATCAGCGAACATGACCATTAGATCGCCTACGCCCGTGGATTTGGCGCTACCTCGACCGCCTACCGCTATCTTTACCCGCTTTGGCTTGAGCAGGCGCAGTAGTGGCTTGGCTACCTGAATCGGTATGCGTTTCTCAGCCCGCGCTGTCAACGCCTTGCACCTCCCAAGTGACTGGGCCTCCGCCTGGCCCCTGGTGCGTGTTCTCCACCTTGTCGGAGTAGCCGTGGTTGTTGAGCATTAGCTTGGCAATAGTGGGGTTGTGGTCGCCCTTAAGCCCGCCTGATAACAGCTTACGCTCTTGTCTGACAAGAATTCCCTCTACGGTGTCGGAAAATTCCTGCTTATCTTCCTGTGAAGCCCAGTCGTATACGGTGTCTCTGGATATTTTGAGCGTGTCAGCAAGACCCGCAATAGTGGGTACTGGCTCCTCTGCCTCATAGCCGCCATCAAGGTACGCTTGGGCCTGTTCGAGTATCTCAGGGGAATATTTAGAGGGTCTACCGCGAGCCATATCAATCCAGCATAGACGCCCATCTAGGGCAGAGAATAGGCTATAGGATATGCACAAATTGATAGGGTTTGTCTATCAATCCTTATTGCTCATTTGGTAGTCCCTGCGCTTCACATAGTCAATCTGTTCACGCTTTGTGCGCCTGAGCGGGAGGTGCTTGCTGGCGCTGTCGTTCTGGTCTAGCGCATTAATCTGCCCGCCTTTGGCCAGGTACTCATTCACATGCTGACTAATTTCCTGCCTTTGCTCTGTCTTTTCGTCACAGGCTGGAGGGTCGTTTGTCGTGAAGTGCATTAGTTTGTCTGACATTGTAATTCGACCACTCTTGCCTCTAGCCACTGCGTATAGGTCAGGTAATCACGCGGGTCTGTCTGCTCGACGTAGCTGCGCCATTCCTGCCAAAGTTCGTTATTAACTGGCATTGTCACGCTCTCCATTAGTTCCTGCCCTTATTCTCTTGTACAAAATTGCCCGCTTGCGAAATATGGCCGCAATCCGCTTCAAGTCAGCCTCTCGGTACTGTTTGGCCGGATGCCTGGAATTAACGTAATCAAGCCTCTGCACACCAAATCTACTAACAACACCAGCGTCATACTGCTTGGATATAACGCCCTCATTGGCCCTATGCTTGGCAGACCCACAATTGCACGTTCTGCACTGCCCGTTGGCGTTCATTGTGTTCAGGCGTAGTTCAGGGAATCCAGCAACGGTCTTGTGGTGGCCGCACGTTAAATCCACATACTCGTAGCAACTAATACAGGGCTTTCCGGTATCCCTAACAACAATAAAAGCGTTGAAGTGGCGTTGTGCCAGCTTCATCCAGTGCGACAGCGGCTGTATGGCATCAAGGCGCTTTTTGTCGCTTGCCTTTAGTGCTTTTCTTTTCTTCTCAGCCTCTCTCTGTCTCCCATGCTCCAGTGCGCAGGAAATAGCTTGGCAAGTTTTCTGCAAAGAATTGCGGGGGTAATAACCTTCCTCGCAGATAGGGCAGGTTTTAGCCTTGGGTTGGTGCTTGCTGATCATACGGGATGATGGTCAATAGGTGTGCGCTCCAGGTCAGCGTCTTGCATCAGCCTGCATACGACTTCCTCTGACTTGCGGTTCGCTTCGTAAGAATCAAATGCTACATTCAATAGCGAGTAACAATGCTCGCGGTTAGATTCCCGCATTACACACAAAGGGCAATCACCCGTTCTGTGCGTCGCCTCGTGCCTTTCACAATAAACCCTTGTCTCACTCATAATCCCAACTCCTCACATCGCTTTTCAAAATTAGCCCTGCCCTCTCGCGCTTCAGCTATCAGGCGTCTAAGCTCTGTCGCTTCTGCGTCAATTCTGGCAACGCGCTTGGTGATCTGTCCGGCCAGGTGCTTGCTGTATACGCTGTCTCTGTTCATGCCAGTATCATCCATTCCGTCGAATGTCAGTCCTGTAAAGGTTTGTGACTATCCTTTGCATGACAGCCCCCTCTATTGCCAAATCGCTAGACTTAAACCCTGTCGGGTATTCCTTACCACCTTGCGCCTTTGCCTCTTTTTGGCACTCCAGCAAAAAACGATCTTCTATGCCTTGAAGCAGCGCCATACGCGTTGCTCTATTCATCTGTCCTGCCTCGGCCATAGTGGAAGGGTTACGCCAAACTTCTGAGCAAACCAGCGCGTCATGCCTTCGTAGCAAATGCTGTGGTCTGTCCTGTTGGCGTCCTCTGTCGATTCTGCTCGCGCTACTTTCTGGAAAACCGGCTTGTAGACATCGGCCTTGAAGCTCTCGCCATCCCAAGGCATATCAAGGCCGCGCTCCTGCAATGCTTTGATAACAATCACGCGCTCTAGCCCTGCGTCATTCAATGTGTCAGCCACCTCCCTGAACCAAATATGCGCGGCACTTCTTTGTTTATCGGTTTTTGGTAAGTGCGCTGTGCTTTCTGGCTCCGCGAATACAACTTTATGCGGTAGCCCTGCCAGCTTCCTTTTTCCCGCCTCAAGCTCTATTGCTGCGACACCTTCCGGCGTTGTCGGGTCTAGGTAGACAGGCACTAGCCTTGCTCCATTGCTATGAGTGGGATTTGGTTAGGGTCAGTAACTGTGTTTTTTAGTGTTGGTTTGTATTCATCGAAGCTAGCCCGCTTCCATACCCAACCGTTAGCCCATCGCGCTACATCTTTGAGCTTTTGCTCTGTCCAGTCGTACTTTACCCAAGGTCGCTTTTCTAACGCTGACAGTTTCATGAGTGGCTGCACATGAGGCTCGCAACCGTTGTCGATTGTTTCCTGTATCCGGTTCATGCACTCTTGGAATGGCTCATTGCCAATCAGCACATACACGCGCTTTCGACTCTGTGGCTCATCAGAGAGCATCCGCATAACTCTTAAAGCGTCCTCCCGCTCTCCAGATTCATCGTAAGCAAACCGCCAAGGGCCGCGCCCAGCGTTCACCAGTGGCTTCCATCGGGCATATACATCGGGGGTAAAGGTAAGCGGCTCAAATCCTGAGTTGGCATCCTTGAGTAGCACACCGGCATCCTGATAGCGCCTGATAATGTGATCCTGGTAGTCAGCAGGCAGGCCGCTCAAGTTGTTATCGCAAAGAACAGGACGAACGGGAAAGTCTGGCAGCAGAGTGAACTCTCTCCCCTCCATTGCTGGCACTATGCAAAACCAGCATCCAACAGGGCACCCACGACTGGCGAAAGTGGCAGCAGGGTTGTGCTGAGATACTGCATCAGGATAGTCCGTGCCGATCTCCGCAACGTCAGTAAGCCTGTGTTGATTCTTGACCAAAAACAGGGCAGGCCCGCCAGCCTTTACGGTTAAACCTTGGGCCTTGGCAAACAGCGCACGACTGTAGGCATCCTCCAGCCTCCATGTGAAGGCAACAGAAATATAGGCAGTATCCCCCTCCTGCCACTCTGCCAGTCCGTTAGACCAAGACATCACCCATCCCCCTGTATGGAGCAAGCGGCAGGAAGTGACGCACAATCACCCTTCCCGTGGTAACTTTGCAGGCGCGTCAAGTCCTCGCCCTGCTCGCTTGCGTTAAACTGGTAAACATCTCTACGGGCTAACTCTCTGGTAATCACCTCAAGCCCGTTGCGCTTTGCCGCCAACTTGCGAAGCTCTGGAAATACCGCCGATAACTCGCCATGCAACTCATCGCGCATAACCTCCAGAATGCCCCCGCTCAGTTTCTTAACGTCCATTAGCCTGCGGGCTGGTACTGCTTCAATGTTGGAGTTCATACCATCACCCCAAGCTGCATATGCTGGGTAATGCCACACTGCTCATCTGTGCGCTTGCGCCAGGGCTTTAGCAGAATCGATACCGGCTTTTTGTAGTACGTCAGCCCAACGTCTTTTTTCTTCCGCTTGTAGCCTATCTCATCGTCTTTAGCCATCTGAGTAAGCACCTCGGCAACCGTTCCCCGCTCTCGCTTCAGGCGGTCTGCAATCTGATTGCACCGGAACTCACCACCGCGACCTACTAGCTCTTGAATCTGCTCTTTGATTTGTTCGCTCATGGTGTTGGCTCCAGTAGTTCGGGGTTTTCGTAGATATTTCCGATTACCTTACACTCAGAAAAAGGTGTTTGTGCCTCGTCCTCGTTTAACCACAGCCAGCCCAACTCATCTTCAGTCCAAACTATGTGCCCTATATTGCCGCCATTGTCTTGAGTGATATCCCCCTCGTATATCTCCACACCTTTGGAGCCCTTTAGGCCGGTGTATTGCATAAATTTCATAGGGGAATCCTTTACCCCAAGCGCGGCTAACTCAAAACCGTCCTCTGCCATTTCATCCATTTCCCACATGCAGCCGAGCTCTGAATCCCAAGCCCTGTATTTAATCTCTCTGCTCATAGCCCTACCCCGCCCATGATGTATCGGTTAAGTCTTGCTGCAAGCTGTTCTGCCTGGTTGTCTGCTTCTTTTCCGGCTCAACAGTATGCAGCCCCTGCCAATCGTTCATTATCGCCATATCGACCATATACTGCTGATGTGCCTCATCGAATTTCAATAGCAAATTAGTCGTTTTCTTTAACGCCAGCGCGGATAAAGGCTTTTTCTTATCCTGCCTGTATTCTATCCACTCGTCTAGGGCTTGCTGGTTGAGCCCTATTTCTTGCTGCTGCACTAATTGTAAATCGGGCATCACTTGTCTACCTCTATTTTTTTGGCCCGCAATATAAGGCTATCATCTCCGTCGTTGCGATGGCTGCCATATGCGCTGCTAGAGCTTTGCAGTGCTGTCTGCCTGACCCACCCACCTCGGCAATCATAAAACCCCCCACTGAATAGCTTGGCATCCATCGGCTTATCCTTAAACATTTTGAGGGAATCTTTCTCGAATTCACTCTCTGGGGTAATAACTAGCTGAACCGTCCCATCCTCTATGTAAATTGCTGTTTTCATTCCATCACTCCACAGTCCGTCTAATGAGGGCTATTGGTGGCCCCTGCTCTGTACTTTCCATCAATCCAATAATCAGCAACCAATTACCTACGGCTGGTAAGACCGCGCCCTGTACTGCCACCGTTACGCTGTTTATCCCGCCCTCATAGGTCGGATTGACTTCACAATTATTAAACTTACGTTGTGTCGGAATGCAGTTATTTGATACGCAGAAACGCTTACCGCTTGAAAGCTGCGGCGAATTCACAAAGGGAATGAGGTTTGACTTCGGTATAAGTCTGGTGGATAATTCATTCACTTTGTAGTTCGCACCTTCAAGGTAATCTATTGGCTGCTCCCTAGCAAGTCCAATTGAGCATTCTAGCCCCTTCATTGGGGCTTTTTTGTGCGTGGTCACTTGGCTAGCTCGGCTAGTAGGGCGTCGGCCAATAAAACCGCATCAATAGCTGTCTGTGTGGCTATGTGGTGCCTGCCTGGGATGCCGTCTGCTGCTATTCCCTGCATAGCCATTGCCGCGAATAGCTCGCGCTTGGTCAGACCCTCAAACTCTGCCAGTGCTGCCACTGATGGGAATGCTGCTCTTTCTGCGTTATCACTCATACCCCTGCCCCCTTATCGTCTAATTCAGCCCGCCCAGCGCGAGTAATGCGCCATGTAGCCCGTAAATAGCCGCTGTCAAGGCACTTGCGGTCACGCCCATTGTAGACCAAGCCTTTATCCCAAAGCTCAGGAGCGCGCTTGTGCGGCGTTTCAGCGCATACCGAAATACTTAGCAATGGGTATTCTTCCAGCATGTAGCGGGATAATTCCCCCGCTGTTGCGCCTGGGTGATCGTGAATCAGCTTTAATACTTGCCGCGCCCTGATTGCCCGCTTGCCTAGCCGCGTGTGCTTTTCCTCTGCGATGTGGCTTGTGGCGGGGTCAGTGTTCCGGCTTAGTGGTGATATCCAGTCATTCATCTAGTCACTCTCCTGCTCTGTGTTTGTGGTGGGTAAATCATCAATAAACTTATCTGCCGTAGCGCAAGCAATTGGCGCGTGTTGTGCAAGCGACCCACGGTAAATGCCCCGCTCATTCTTCAGCCCCTCTACCTGCGCTTGTAGCTTGTCACGCTTTGCGGTTAGCTGGGCTATGGTTTCTGCATCTATTCTGTTCCTGTCATACCTGTATTTGATTTCTCGATTTAGCCAAAACTCTTTTGTTGAGCCGATAGCTTCAGACAGCTTTGAGGCAAACAGAGAAGTGATAGGCATGTCCCCACGCTTCAGATTTTCCAAGCCAGTCCGCGTCAGTCCGAGCATGTTTATGTAAACTTCCTCTGGAACGCCTTTTTCCTCAATCGCGTCCGAGATTGTGTTCCATGGGGGCGATATCCAGTCTGGATTGAACTCTTGATCACTCACTTTCACTCTCCTTGGTTAATTGGTGGTAGTGAAATTCCCGCGTCTGTCATGCCCTGAGCGTATGCGGCAGCCAGCATATCCGTTAACATCATCCGGCCTTGGGTGTGGCGTAAAATGTAAGCTGTTCTCCTCTCGCCAAGCTCGATAAGGCGCTTGTGGTCTTGATAAGGGACTTCCACAGGAGCGCAGTTTTCATCGACTGGCGGTAGTGCTGCTAATTGTCCTCTTTTCACGCTATTCACTCTCCTATAGGGCAGGGGTTAGTCCCATCTTCGGCTTATTTCCAATCCAATATGGTGGGGCACCCAATTTCTTCTCGGTACTGGCCCAGCTCCAGGCATACTGCCGTGCAGGTCGCTGACGGCCCTTCTCTCACAGTATTCACTGCAATAAAGGGCATTAGTCCAGCCTCGCTTCATTTCGCTTAAACGCTTCAGCTTTCCGCACTCCCTGCATTTTTCCTCACTCATTACTTAGCCCTCCGCTCATAGCTACGGCGCACCAAAAGTCGCACCATTGCGCTCATGGTTACACCTTCCTGCTTTGCAATGATTTTAAGCTGGCGCTTTTCTTCTGGCGTCAACCGCAAAGCCCACATTTCCCGCGAATCCTTCATATAAAGCCCCTCTGTTGTGATTGATTAGGCTACACTATAACCGCGCAAATCCATTATGTCTAAATTTATTTATACTTTTTTCATTATCGTATAGACAAGGACTGCATAGTGTGGATAATGGGAACCATAGACAAAAGGGAGCAAGTGCGATGAAACAGAGTCACGAAGCATCACAGGTAGAAAAGTTTACTCTCAGAGCGACCAAGCCAGCCACTGTGCAGATCGTTATCGAGGTTCCGGTAAGCGAGCTTGATTTCTCAAACTGCAATAGCTCTATCGACGCCAACGGCAAAGAAACGCTGTTTGATGATGATGTGAGTTGCGCCCGTTTCGATGGCCATGAGGTTTACGAGTTTTACACCGAAGTTGATCGCGCTGCCGCTGTTGAGCAAATGCACACTGAATTGAGGGGATGGTAATGAGCGCCCCTATGGCTACAAGGCGCAACAGCCTGGAAGTGAGCGCAGTGCCAGAACGGTTGATTGGCTACGCAGCTCTGATTACATCAACCGGCC